ACACCAAAGGCGGCATTAGCGGCGGCTAACTCAGCTATCATCACCTTTGCCTAGAATCTTCTGCACTGTGTCGGTTTCATAGATTCTTATGGCTGTCCAGATTAATGTAAACAAAGCCGCCATCGGTGGTAATACATCGCCTAACGTACCTACCACAGTGACTACACTAATTGCGTCCACTACCTGTTTTGTTCCTTCTGTTGCAGTCTGTAGTGGCATCACTCAGCATCCTGTATGGTTAGCTCACCCGCCTCAACCTGACGCATGATTTCTGCGTAGTGGCGGTTTGCGGGATCGAGTGGGACAACCCATCCCTGTCCTGATTCATCTGTATAGATGATTTCTTCTATAACTTGACCTGATAGAGTTGTAGTGTTTTGTCTTACTGCTGTTGCTGTCATAGTTCATCATCCACTAAGAGGTATTCATTAGATTCGTAAGAAGTGTAGCTTTCCCCTGCTGTTGGATCGCTGTCTACATAGAATCTTGGATAAAACCCATGCGTTGACTTAAATAGCGCAGAGCTATAATTGGTTACAGATTTTGAGTTTTGTCCGGGCAGTGCAACTTCATTTGATCCACTTGTATCAACGCTATAACTATAACCAGTAGACCGCTTTACCACTTTAAATGGAGCGTATCCATCCAATAAATTTGTTCCAGTTCTTGCCCCATTAACAATTCCGCACTTTTCGTAATACCTCTGACACAACGCAAGCTCCTCCCCGTATGAGCGATGCTCATAGCTACTCGCAACAGAGCCGGCTTCTAGTTGGACCATAGTCAGATCGTAGGTATCGCTTGTGGCTGTTGCGTTAAACCCAATATGTACTTCAATGTTGTCTGACCCTAACTCCGTTGTCTCAAGTCCAGACATCGTTACAGAAAACTGTTGCCAAGAAGTAGTCACGTTAGTGAATGAAGTATCTAGGTATAAACTCCCACCACTGCTTCTTTTTACATACACATACTGACTAAATGTTGCTGACGCTTTTGCCCACCAAGATAGAGTAATAGTTTTTTTATTGACTGAAACAGGGTTCTCTACAACCTGCAATGCATAAGTACTGCCAGAGCCTCCGGTTGTAATACGCAAGGCTTTACCACCATAACCGTCAACATCAGCCGCAACTTGAGCATAAGTGTCATCACTGCTATATGAAGATTTCCATCTGTCTAATGACCCGTATTGGAATGAACCAGTAGCAGTAAAACTCGTCCCACGCTGTGCCACCTGCATCGCACCGTTGATGATAAGATTCCTGCGCCCCAACGATGGAGATGCAGTGGTCACCACCGTACCTGTCTCAGCAGGGACACTGAGGTTGCCTGTGCCGTCAGCTTTCTTGATTGTATCTACGTTGAGTTGGCTCATGGCTTTGGATACTCCGCTTTAACAGCCGCAATGGTTTCTTTCCATGCGTCAATGCCTTCATGGTAAATCTGATCCAGTTGGTCTGCGATGGATGGGTAGGCGGCTTGTCGTTGGTTAATGTACTCAGGGTTCTCAGCAAGATACGCCGCAGTTTTTGCTTCCTCTGCCGCAATTTCTTCTGCCGTCAATGCAATATCAGTAACTTCGCCTGTTTGTATGTTTACGATTCTGCGGTTCATGCTCCATACTCCCAGTGAATGTTAACTCGGCCATCATCAAAATTAGATGCCCCGTCAAATTGAGAGATGCTTAATTGATACAAGTCACCGCCAATATCTACAGTTCCGCCTGCACCAAGAACTTGCGCTGAATCTGATTGTGCGCCGCCCCAAGTCCATCCCCAACGGTTACCATCTAATTTATTCAAAAAGCCAACACCTTGCATGACAGCCGACCCACCCCAACCGCTACCTTGGAGCATTAAATAGTTTGTTTTATTGCTAGCGGCTGAGTTGTTTCCACCTGCCCCCACATATCCGGTAGTTACCAAACCTCCAGATGTTCCTATTTGGATGCCCGGAAAGTTAGATGTGGTAGTTGATAAATTTCTAATTACTACCGTAACTCGTACAACACCACTCGGGATACCTGTAAAAGTTATTGATGAAACTCCAGACAATGTTTGTGCCGTACTTGCAACAATAGATGTATTGGTTGTGCTTGGACTCAATGTCGTTGCACTCGTCAACACCGTCCCCGCCTCATCTGGCAGAGTCAGTGTGCGATCTGTGTTGCTGTTGGGTGCGGCAATGGTGAACGTGCCAGTTCCCGATGCGTTGCCTTGGATTGCTACCTTAGACATTTGGTTCCTCCGGCCAGACGACATCATCTAGGCTAGTGTATGTGTTAGTTATGTCACGCAGTGCTTGGCGGTAGGCTGTCTGCTCCGCTGTCATTGTGCGGTCTTGAAGCGCCCAAACATCTGTTGCTTGTAGTAAAGCATCTCTGCGCCTCCTGAGCTTACTAAGTTTAAACTCCGGAGCTTCCTTTTCTGCCATAAACCCATCATATTCTGCCTGTTCTTCTGGCGTCATATCACGGGAGATACCGTTGTATAAAACTTTTGCCATCATTTTATCCCGTAAATTTTATATGAACCGTTGAAATAAGCTGACATTGATAAATATAGACCGTCTTGTGCAGTTGTGTTTTCATACCGCCCATGACCAAACATCAACTTAGCGGTACCGTTATCAATACCTTGAAGCGTCCACATAGCCATTGCGTTCGCATCTGTATGGGCGGGACTATAAAAATCTATAAAGCCCATTATTCTTGCGTTGGTGTCATAGTTGTCATATAGCGTATGGTTACTGGTATTAGCTGATTGAACCGCAGTCCCTGAGTTACCGCCGGGGACCCAATACTCTGTGCGATACTCGTAGTTAGACGATGAATCAGTTGAGCCTCCGTTACGATAACGCATATCTAAATCACCGTCAGTTACAGTCGTAGCATTAGTAAAATTAATGTACATACGGTAATTCCTGTATGTTGTAGTAAACGCACCATCAACAGTTACTGTGGAATTTCCCGACAATGTTCCAGAACTTACTTCAACCCAGTTACCAGAGTCAGTAGGTAATGTGAGCGTCTTGCTAGACAGATCAAGCGTACTGCTCAAGTCAGCCGCAGTAACAACCCCATCCTGTACAAGCGATACGCCAGTTGTTCCGTTTAGTTCTAGTGCCATCTTACACCACCACCCATCTTGATCCTGTTGGTACTGTGACTGTGTAGCCTGTATCAATCGTGATCGGCCCTGCACTTACCATGTTGTTACCTGAAGTTATTGTGTAGTCTTCCGCTACCGTGATCTGGTTTTCCCATCCGACAACGGCTGTGTTACCACCGCCGACAGCACCCCATGCAGAGCCGTCATAGCCTTCAAAAGCATCCGAGTCATCGTTGAATCGGAACATTCCTTTGACTGGACTAGGGCGCTGTGCCTCTGTACCGACTGGCAGTGTCAATGCACCAGTGCTTGCTAGAGTTAAGTTTCCAGAAATGTTGCCGTCACCATCAATGTCTAGGCTATCAGCCTCTATTTCACCTGTGATGTTTACGCCGTCTGACTTTGTTGATAATTTTAAATTGTTATCATAACGCAATGCCACTGGGCCATTTTCTGTAGCAGAAATCATAAACTCACCATTTGAGCCGTTGATAGCTACTGTACTTCCTGTAATAGCATTGCCGTTAGTGTCCAGATCACCACCTAGTTGTGGAGTGGTATCACTGACTAAATCGCCAAGTGTAACATTTGCCCAACTACTTCCGCCATACACTTTCATGACATTATCAGTAGTGTTAAAATAAAGAGCACCTGTGATGAGTGCATCACCATCGTTGTCTAGTGTAGGATCAGATGCTTTAGCACCTAAATAACGATCATCAAAGCTGTCATAGCTTGCCGCCGCATTAGCTTCACTTGTGCTTGCATTTGAGGCTGATGTAGCCGCCGCAGATGCACTATTGCTCGCTGATGTTGCTGAAGAGGCCGCCGCAGTTGCTGAAGTGCTTGCATTGCTTGCAGAGGTAGCCGCATTCGTTTCACTTGTCGCCGCATTCGTGGCAGACGTAGAAGCGTTGCTTGCTGATGTAGAAGCCGATGAAGCACTGTTAGCCGCATCAGTAGCACTTGAAGCCGCCGCAGTTGCTGATGTAGCCGCATCAGTGGCAGAGCCTAAAATAGAGTCTACATAGCCCTTGCGTGTCAGTGTGTCGTCTGTAGCAGGTGTTGCAGTGCTAGTGATCTTATTAGCACCAAGTGTAATGTCACCTGTCATTGTGCCACCTGCAAGAGCAAGTTTACCTGCTAGTGCATTAGTGACTGTTGTAGCAAAGTTAGCATCGTCATTGATCGCCGCCGCAAGCTCATTAAGAGTATCGAGAGCACCGGGTGCAGAGTCGATGACGTTAGCGACTGCAGTGTCTACATAGCCCTTAGAGGCCGCATCAGTGGAATTAGAAGGTGTTGCTACTGTTAGTGTACCTGCGACACTAAAGTTACCTGTAACGCTACCAGAGGCTAGTGTAGCCGCACCTGATGTCGATACAGTAGAAAGAGATGTATTGCCTGTAACGCCTAGCGTACCACCGACAGTGGTGTTATTCGTTACGGCTAAAGAAGTAGGGGCAGTACCAATCTCAACGATAGTACCTGAGTTATTTGTAAAGAGTCGCTTGTCAACAGTGTTAATGGCAAGTTCGCCAGTAGACAAGTCGCCTGTAGTTGGGACGGCTCCTGTTGTAGTGGAGCGTTTAATGAGGATGTCGGTAGCCATCTTCCATTCCTGTTTTGGTAGGGAACAATGTAAAAGGTAAACCCCTCCGTAGAGGGGCTACCAAGTTGGATTATGCGTCGTGGAGAGCCAGGACAAATCCAGTTTCAGGACGCAGTTCCTTCACACCGTAGAGAGTGTCTGCAGTGAAGAGGTCAGCAAGGTATTCTTGCTTGTACTGAGTCTGTGAACGAACAGCAAGCTGCTCTGCAAGGACCATTGTGTCGCGGTGACCAAGGATTGCACCACGAACATCGCCACCTGCAGTGTTGTCTGCATCAGTTTCAATAACAGGAACGTTAGAAGAAACATAGATGTCTACACCGTACAGTGAGCCGATCTGACCATTGTTTACACCACGTCCATCTACGAAATCAGATGAGTTGTAGCGGTCAATACCCAAGATGTCACGACGTGCTGAAGGAGGAATCACGAGGAAACGTCCGTCCATCGGTGTGTCTTGGTCATCCATCAACTTAATCAATTGACGGAAAGCAAGGTCAGAGAAGTCGTCGCCTGAAGCAACAGTGTCTATTGCGTATGCTGCAATACCTGAAGAAGCGTTGACGTAGTAGGTGTTAGAGTGAACCCAAGATGATCCATTTCCGTTGCCAAACGACTTACCAAGCGTGAACAAGTCATCATCTACCTGTGTAGCAAGCGCATAACCTGCGTCATCAGTGTAGAAACGACGCATTGAATCAAGCGCCTGAGTTGCAGTAATATCTTCGATGAAACGAGAATATTCGTAGTGCTTGTCGATAGAAATCTGCACTTCTGATTCTGTATCAGCCTGGATAGTTACAGCAGTGTTCGCAGCCTTTGCAGTTGCAGAGCCACGAGTTGGTTTAGGGATGTGAAGAGTGTCACCTTTCTTACCAACCATTGACATTTTATTGACAATGTTAGCAAGAACAAGATTCTTCTTGTATGCAGCTACAATTTCATCAGACCATAATTCTGGGATGAACGTAGCAGCATTAGTATTGTTTACAATGGAGGTACTGCCTCCAGGATATGCTACCTTAGCCATTTTGGTTCCTTAATTTACCTTACACGACCCTCGGCATACGCTTCCCTGATTTCAGGAGCAAGCTGTTGATACCGGTCTGGGTCAGTTTGCATGAGTTTAATAATATCTGCACGACGATAAATTTTACGACTAGGAGCTTCTGCAGAACCTTTCGTATTGCCTGTTGACGCAGCTTTCACTTGATTCTTTCGAGATTTGTTTTCATTTTGTTGAGCTTCGTTAACAATATTTTGACGCTCTTTCCATAATGATAACAATTCATCGGCAGAATCAAAATCAAAGTCTTGATCGGCACGTCTTAGTAAATCAGTGCGAATCTTAGACTTTGTTACCCAGTCTAAGAATGATTGATTTTGCACAATCGCTTCAAAGTCTGGATGCTCTGCTTTGAGCTTTGCAAGTGCTTCAGATCGTTTAAGCTGTGCCGATACTGTTTCAGCTTCTTTGATCTTTGGGTGATTTGCAATA